TTTTCTGTAGTTATTCAAGATTTAGAAAAAGATATTCCAGACCTATCGTGGGTTAAAAATTTACGATTAATTAAAATGCATCCAAGAGATGCAAAAGGTGCTGGATATGCTAGATCAATTGCAATGAGTCAGTACGATGGGGAAGATTATTATTTACAAATAGATTCACACACCATATTTGAAAAAAACTGGGATATAGAATGTATTGATCAACATAATTCAGCAAAGTTAATTGCTAAAAATGACAAGGTAATTTTATCTTATTTTCCAGCGCCGTTTCATATAGAACCAAACAAACAAATGTATTTTATTAAAAATGATAAAACTAAGCCACCATATCCAACTAGACAAGAGCCATCTTTAAATAAAAGAAATGAGTGGACTGCTAAAAGATTAGATTTTATAAATAGTGAAAGGGAAAATCCAGAGCAGTCGTCAACAGTCCTTGCTGGTTTTATTTTTACCTCTGGCAATATTGTAGAGGAAGTTCCATACGATCCAGATATTAGTTTTTTTGGAGAAGAGATTTGTTTTGCTATGAGAGCATGGACTAGGGGATGGGACATATATTCTCCATCAAAGAACATTGTATATCATTTTTATAATCGTGCAAACTATAGCAAGATATGGAAAGATAAAAATATAAGAAAGCTTTCTTGGAAAGAAATAGAACAAAAATCAAAAGAAAGACAACAATTAATTTTATGTGGAACTGAAAAAGGAGTTTTTGGTGCTGGCAATTATAGGCATTTAAAAGCATATGAAAAATTTGCTGGGGTAGATTTCAAAAAAATCTATGGCTTGACTTAGATACATAATAGTAGTACAATAGTATTGAAAGAGGTGTTTATGGATATTATTTATTTTGTTTTAGGAGCAACATCTCTTGTCTTTTTTCTTCTATATTTTAATATAAGAAAAAGATTAATAAATCTTGTTAGTGGTTTTCAAAAGCTTTATGAGGCAAATCAAATATTAAGATCTTTAGTTGATGATATGCCAACCAAAGAAGAAGAAGATATCCATAAAGAAAATTTTATAAAATTTTTGTCTGATTCTAGAGAATGGGCATATGACTATATAGATAGTGTTCAATCTGGACTAGAAAAATTTATCAATGAAGTTGAACCACACATAGAGTATTATGATAAATATGGGCAGGCTGTAGAAGGAATGATTATTTCGCATGATAATGCCCTTAAAAAAATATCTTTAGAATTAAAAGAATTAAAAAAATTACTTCCAGAGGATTCTAGTGATAGACGCTAGGGGAATTCCTACATGTGAGTGTCCAAATTGTGGTGGCACTTTATTTAGAGCATTAGTTGCATTTGATTCAGAAACATATACCATAGGTATGTATCATTTAGATATAGAGTGTCACGAATGCGGAACTTTTTGTACCGCACCAACACCATTAGATAGTCCAGATAGTGACGTAAAAAATGATTAGCAAAAAAAATAAACCAGAGATAAGTTTCATTTCTACTATTCCAGGATTAGAAAGTATTGAAAGCTGTGTTCCAAAACCAGTATCTAAATATATACCAGACTGGTGGAAAAATATGCCAACAGAAAAAAATAACATAAATATAGAAAATGGACCATTTTTTGGAAATGCAAAAATATGTCCATCTTTTGCTGATTATTTTTCTAATGGATACATAATGCCTATGTGGACAGATACAGTTATTTATGTGGATTCATCAACTGGAGAATGGAGATGGAGAACTCCTAACACACTTTTTGAATGGGGAACGCATCCAAATAATCAGTATTTAGATTATTCACAACATAAATTTTTTGGAAAAAATTCTTATGCGGTTTTAAAAATGAAATGTCCTTGGATGGTTTTTTCAGATCAAGAATACTTAATGTATCAATTACCAACATATTTTCATTTTAATGAAGATTTCAGTATAGTACCTGGAGTTAGACAAATTGATAAATACAATGAAATGAATATACAGTTTTTAATTCATTCAGATAAAAAAGAAATATTTATTGAGAGAGGAACTCCAATTGCACATTTTATACCATTTAAAAAAGAAAAACCATTAATTGAGGTAAGAGATGCTACAGAAAAAGATTTAAAAAAAATAAACAAACATAATATAAACTTAAAAACCAAGTATTTTAAGTTCTATAGGGGGGTATAAATGAAAGATATATTGCTATCAACGATAACAGGTTTTGGATGTGGTGTAGTATTTGCTGCATTCAAATTACCAGTTCCAGCACCACCAGTTTTTGCAGGAGTTGCAGGAATTATTGGTCTATGGGCTGGTTACGCTATACTAATTAAGGTTCTATCCTAGGAGGAAAAACATGGAACTAAACAATAAACATAAGGCAATGCTCGCATCATATGGTCGTTCAATTGTTGGTGCAGTAGCAGCTTTATATGTAGCTGGAGTAACAGATCCAAAGGATCTATGGGCAGCACTTGTTGGTGCTCTTATTCCAGTAGCAGCACGTGCAGTTAATCCTAACGATCCAGCATTTGGTCGTATGCCAGGAACTTCAGTGGTTGAAAAAGCTTTAAAGGCTGCAAAACCAAAGAAGAAGTCTGAAGAGTAATTTATTTACTCAAGATGGGGCGGGGCCAGAAATGGTCTCGCCCTATTTTAATATATCAATATATTTATTTTTTAAAACATCAACAGAAAAATTATTGTAACCAATGTCAAATGCTTTTTGTTTTTGTTTTGTTTTATCTGAACTACCAATATATTCATCAACTAATTTAGCAAGCATTTTTGGATTAGCTTCATAAACATCAATCAGTGTTCTTGCTCTAAATTGATCTATCTTATTAGATTTAACTAACCATTCTTTTGGCAAAATAGTATTATTTGGAGATATGTCTGTCATAAAAACTGGTAGTCCAGACAACAAAGCTTCATTCATTGGAAGACATAACCCAGCATACCGTCTTGGCAAGACCATACCATCAAAGCCAGAATACAAATCTTCCCTATTTTCTGGACTTGAAGTGTCAATAGATAAACGACTATCATTAATATTTATATCAAGATCAGACTGAGATTTTATAACAATTTCATAATCTGTTTTAGAATATTTAAGCATTTCAACTATTGTATTTGTTCCATTGCGATCCAAATGTGCTGCTTTTCCGCCAACATGTAATAATCTTTTATAGTCTTTACTTAAGTTATTAGCCTTTACCTTAGAGAAGCCTTCATGCGTAGTTGGAGGGGGAAGGTGAATAACATTAGACTTAGCTCCAAAAGCCTCTGTAATAGCTTCAAAACCCCATAAACTGGGTGCTAGAAGGACATCTGGAAGGTCTAGCTCTGGTCTTTGAAGGTTATCTAAAAACTCATAGTTATATTGAAGAATAGTCTTAACATTTCTTTTTCTGGCTAAAAATATAAAATCTTTATTATAAAATGTTTCACAAGATAGTACAGCATCTAGCCCACGAAGAAATATATTTATATCACTTGGTTTTGGAAATCCACGAATATGTTGGCAATCATATTTTTCATACCATTCAGGATGTTGTTTATTTTTATTAAATGAAGTAGAGTTAATTAGCATAACCTTTGCAGGTTGTAGCATATTAGTTAACTCTTTAGTTTGATTACCAAGACCAGTATTGTCTGATCTTGCAATAATTCCTAGTCTCATAGGTCCATTTCTTTGTATAACTGTTTTAATCCTTTTAGTGTTCCAATATCCATATATTTTCCACCAGGTCTTACTGCTCTTATGTTAGAGCTTTCTAGTAGCCACTCTTTTAATTGTTTTCCAGGGTGCTCTAATGATGGATCTATATATCTGATCATATTCTTTCTAAACATCATGGTCCCCCACATATCTGGGTAATCACAACTTTCTGTTTTATCTTCAGAAGCAATTACCTTGTCGCCAGACAAAAGTACCTGTCCAACACGACCCTTTAAATCATCACCACATTCCCAAACACCTAAAACCAAATCAGCATTTGTTTCTTTCATCATTTCTTTATAAATATTTACTGGTGCATTTAATATATAAGTATCTGGCATTCCAACAAGAACAGTATCATTATAGTCACCAATCATAAACTTAACTGCATCAGACATGGTTGTTGGTTCACGAACAATTAACTTGATATTCATGTCCATATTTTGTATAATAGGAACCCACTCAGCCCTAGTTGATACACGAACTTCATCACACACTTCTAGCATCTGCTCTACATGCCATTGAAGTAAAGATCTTTCATCTGAAATTGGCAAACAAAACTTTGGTATGCCACCAATTCTAGATGCTTTTCCAGATGCTGGTAAAACCCCTATTGTTCTCATTATTTTAGCCCATACCGTTTCTTTAGTGTTGCTATATCATTTACTTCCCAATAGTCTAAAGACTTTGTTGGATCGTTAAATGGATATTTATACTCGCCAAAACCTTCCCTTGTTCTATCTCCACCCCACTTAGCCTTAAAGTAATCATGAAGCGGTTCAATTTTAATTCTTAGTCCGTCTATTGTTGCAGCGCCGTCTATCTGACATGTTACATCAACTTCGTGGTTTCCATACTCTGCTATTTTTAATACTCTTGTTCTTTGATCCCAGTCACAATCATCAAAATTATATGGATAAAAATTTTCATCAAAATATCCAATTTCTAAAACTAACTTTTTATTTATTGCACAAAGATGCCAACCGTGCTGTGTTCTAAACATTAAGCCCTTAAAGTCATCAAGCATATCAACGATATGAGAAAAAGGCTTATTGAATAGCATTGAAGATGAAACAACAAATGTCCATTCATGATTCTTTTTTAATCCTATGTTCCATGCTCTTGCTAAGCCAATATTTTCTGATTGATACTCTACTTGAAATCCATACTTCTTTTCAAATATTTCACACTCTCTGTTTCCACTATTGTCTATAAGTAAAACATTTTTATCTTTTATAGATTCCATGCATTTATATACACGCTCTGTTACTTTATATACTGGTATGCAAATTATATAATCTGTCTCTAGTAAAGCCATGCCCAAACCATTCCTCCACGTTCCCAAGAGCCCATAGTTCTAACATGATGTGTCTCGGAAAGTTTTTGTGTCATTTCCCCAAGCCTATTTCCAGTGCGAATATCAAACTCCATAGTAATATATTTACATTTTTGCAGGGTTTCTTTTGAAGCGCCAAGAATTATTTCTGGCTCTGCACCTTCAACATCTATCTTTAAAACATCAACTTCTTTTATGTGATATAGATCAAAAAACATATCTAATGGCATTACCTCTACCTCTGCACCAAAGATACCATCATCTACGATTGTTGCTCCGCCACCTTCATCTGATATAACTGCTGTTCCTTTATAATCACTTATTGCATATGGACATACATAAACACTATCTTCTTTGTTATTAAGTTCAATATTCTTCTTTAATGCCTCTAGATTATGTGGCTCAGGTTCAATTGCATACACAATTGCTCCATGATATGAAGCATATAGAGAGAATGCCCCAATATTTGCACCAATATCAATTACAACCCCACCATTATTAAATCGTGTATTTTTTACCTCATAAACATCTTCTTCCCAAATCTCTCTAATTACAATTTGATCTGTTAGGTAGTTTTCTCTAACATCAAAAATTACAGTGCTGGTTTCTGGGACTGTGTAAATCATATATTCAATTCCTTGAGTATCTGTTGCCATCTATTTTTATAGGTATAGTTAGACTTAACCAATTCGTGCCCTGCTCTTCTAATTTCTTCACGCTCTTCGTCATGCTCTAAGTAATAATCTATTAATTCTTTTAATTGAACAAAGTTTCCGTATTCATAAAACACTAAATGTTTTTTATCTTCAAATTCTCTTTCCATACCTCTTACATATGGATGAATAATAAAACCACCACGACCCATAGTTTCATATACCCGATCAGACCAGTAGTCTGGGTATTTAAAGCCTATACAAAGAGTATCACCAACAACTATTTTTGATGTTGCATACAGCTTATTCAGTTGTGCTCCACGAATTGATGGCTTTCCACCGCTTCCATAATGCTCAAATTTATTTGAATATGTTTCTTCTAACCAATCAATCAACTTAGGTCTATATTCCCACTCAGGGTGATATCTTTTACTTCCAACAAAAATAACATCATGTGTTTTAGGAAAATCTTTCAGGTAACATTCTTTATCATAAACACCAGCAGGTACGTAATGACCCTGTACATTTGTTTTAGAATTAAACCAATCTGCCATCTTTTTGTCAACAGTAAAAAAATGACCTATATTTTTATAAACTGGATGCTTATTTAAATCTTTTTGTCTTTGTAAACCAAACCATAAATCTAAATGATATGTTATTGTGGGTATTTTATAATCGGAAAGTGTCAATAAAACCTTGTCCATTTCAAATTTTCCAGGAGTTTTCCAGCCATGTGTATGAACCCAAATAAACAAGTCTGAATCTATTGAATATTTTAAAATTTCTTCACTTTTTGCTTCAGATTCTTGAAGCCTTATTACCTTATGACCCAGAGACTCCAGGGTATTTGCATGATGCGTTTCACTAGTATAGTCAACACGAAAATTACCAAGAAAAACTATTTTTGCCAAGATTACCCCTTTTTGTTTATAAGATCAATTATAGCATTAACGTATTTATCATAGTCTATTTCAATGATTGAATTTTGAGAGTCTATTTTATGTATTTTAATGTCTTTACCAATTTGAAATAAAACGTTTTTAATATCTTCTTCTATTGACATTTATTTATTATATCATTGGCAGCACTAACGGGAATCGAACCCGTCTTTCCGCCGTGAAAGGGCGATGTCCTAACCGATAGACGATAGTGCCTTATGCGATCTGTATGGGACTTGAACCCACGACCTCTACCGTGACAGGGTAGCGCTCTAACCAACTGAGCTAACAGACCTAAAATGAATATTAATTGTAGCACCCCTGGTAGGGATCGAACCTACGACTTACGGATTAGAAGTCCGTTACTCTTCCGCTGAGTTACAGAGGTATCGTACATCTGGTAGGACTTGAACCTACGGCTCTCTGCATATAAGGCAGGTACTCTAACCAACTGAGTTACAGATGCGTAGGACTGGAAGGTAATGCTCCTTCTTCTCAGGATTAAAAGTCCTGAGCATCACTTTAATGCTTCAATCCCTTGGTGCAGCAAGTAGGACTTGAACCTACGACGACCCGATTATGAGTCGGGGGCTCTAACCAACTGAGCTATTGCTGCAAGTTCTTAATCGTTTGTTTTTGTAGCAGAGATTCTTTTCCAGCAGGCATTGCATGTTTTATATGTCATTCCAGTAAATGGACATGATGACATATCAACACTTTCATGACTACATCTTTTTTGCTTTAAAAACATTTTAAGGTGTTTGAAGATATACTTAATTGTTTTCATTTTTACCCCTACTTATAGTTTTTTTTTGACCAAATATTCTTAATATAGTGTCCTACTATGTTTGCTGAAAAGTTCTTTTCAGTATGAGTTTTCCATTCATCTTTTTTAAAGTGCTCAAAAGAGGCTTCCCAATCATCTCTTTTAAATGGAGTAACTTGTATCAATGGAGTTCCTTTCTCTATAATGCCTTCAAAATCATCTTTAATCCACATAGGGTTTGCCATGTCTAATAAAGATCTATCTGAGTCAATTATAGCTGGTATAGCCATCATTGGCAAATTTCTATATCCAAATGGACTTGTAATTAATACAGAATAACCCTTTGGAGTAATTGGAATCCAAGTATTTAAATATTTAAAAACTAAATTACTATATCCAGGTGGTGCTTCTACATTATGTGATGATTGACCATGTAGTTGAAAAATATCTTTTTCTGTTTTCCAAGATAGAAAAACTCTGTCTTCTTGTCTTGAAACTAATACATCTGCGTGTAAGGGTATTATATAGCCAGACGTTAATGCATCTAGCATTGGAGTACATTTTTTAAAAGAAAAGTTTGGAGTTCTGTTAATCAATTCAAG